TAACTGTTGGTGAAAGTGGCGAGATCACAAATGTTGAAGAAAAAGGTTCTGAAGAAACTGTATCAGAAGCTGAAGAAACGTTTGAAGAAGAAAAAGAAGAGGAAAAAGCATTTGATGCTGACTCTTTATTGGAAGCTATGATGGAAGCCCTTAAGCCTTACACTGAAGAAGTAAAAGAAATGAAAGAAAAACTAACTATTCTTTCAGAAAGATTTGAAGCGGTAGCTGATGAGCCCGCAGGAAAAAAGGTTAGCAACACCTTTTCAAAAGTTGCAGACGAAAGTAAATCTATCGCTAACGCAAGATTCGAACGCCTAGTCGAGTTGCGCAAAGCTAGTAGAAAATAACCAAAACAAACAAACAAAAACAATTAAGAAATTATGGCATTTGACTTAACTGCATTAAGCACGTACACAGATGAAACTTCATTGGATTTGATTGCAAAGGCGGTATTGGAAACTGACTTAATGTCTTACGTAGATGTAAGATCTGGTCTTTCTGCTGGTACTGTTGCAATCAACTTGATGGACGGTGATTTGAACGTAGCTGACCTCGCTTGTGGATGGAATCCTTCAGGTGATGTAAACTTCTCACAGGTTGATATTACAATCCGTGACAAACAAGTAAAAATGGACCTTTGTCCTGAAGACTTGAGACAATACTGGTTGTCACAGCGTATGTCTGCTGCTGCTAACCAAGAAAGTGTACCTTTCGAAGAAGTTATCGCTGACTACTATGTTAAGCGTATCTCTAAGTACAACGAAAGCTACTTAATCGACGGTGATGGTACTGGAACTGGTATCAAGGACCAAGTAACTGTTGCAAACGGTGCTACTCTTTCAGCTTCTCCTGCTGCATGGACTTTAACTAACGCTGTTGAGCAAGCATTGAACATCTTTGATGCTGTGAACGAAGCTTCTAAGGATCGTGACGATTTGATTATGATCGTTTCTCCTGCAAACTTCAACACTTTGCGTAGAGCTTTAGTTGCTCAAAACTACTACCACTATGATCAAGGTGACGGAAGAAGCTTTGAATTGCCAGGTGCAAATATTACAGTAGTAAAAACTTCAGGCCTTGTAGGTTCTGATTACGTTTGTGCTGGACCATCGTCAATGATTGTGGCTGGAACTGGTTTGGAAGACGATATGTCAACTGTTCAGTTCTTCTATGACAAAGGACAAGACGTAGTGAAATTCATCGCTAAGTGGAGACTTGGTGTTGCTGTTTCTCAAGTAGATCAATTCGGAACTAACGGGTTGGCTTAATAACTAAAAACTAAAAAAAGAAAGTAAACTATGGCATGTAGCAATTTAACCGCAGGTTTCACTTTAGATTGTAACGACTCTAACGGTGGTATTGAGAAAATCTTTATCGCTAACGGACCAGTTGAATCTATTACTGCAACCGCCGGTACCATTACAGCGATTACTGTAGGTGGTTCCGCTCTTACGCCTAGTGACTTCTTTGAGTTTGAAGTTCCAAGACAAACTAGTTCTTATACCGAAACGATCAATGTATCTCAAGAGAATGGCACAGTATTTTATGACCAAGCTCTAACAATGATCTTTAACAAAATGGAAGCCACTAAGCGTGACCAAATTTTGTTAATGGCTCAGGCTACTAACATGGTAGTTGTGTTTAAAGACAACAATGCTAAGTACTTTAGTGTTGGTGTTGAGAGAGGTGCATTTATGACTTCAGGTTCATCTGTAAGCGGTGTTGCTTACGGTGACAGAAACGGATACGAATTAGTTATCAGTGGAATGGAAGAAGCTCCAAGCTACGAAGTTACTAGCACTATCGTTGAAGCATAAGCTTTAACGCCTTTATATACTAAAAAGGACTGCTTTAATTAGCGGTCCTTTTTTTTGCTTAAATTAACTTAAAGGGAGAATAGGGAGAGTCTTTACTTTTTGTCATTGGGTAGTCGCGAGTAGAGATCCAATAACCACTAAAGTAACGGGCAAAATGGATAAACTGATCTCCCCACTGTATTTCACCCCTATAGCTCGCATATGTACATGTGTGGGTTTTACCCGGTTTGTGGGTTTTC